GTCCTGGAAATTCTTGATCTGATCGGGCGTCCAATTCTCCGGCACGCCGATGAGGCTTTCGGGAATGTTGCCTTCGGTGAAATGCGACAGCGTGAATATTTGGCGTTTGAGCGCGATGTTGGCGGTCATGACGATCTGTTCGACCGGCGAATAGCCGTAGACGCGCCCGGTGCGCAGATTGCGCGGCGCGTAAATTATGTCGCGCGCCGCGCAATCGACGGCCGGGTAGCCCTTCAGCACTTGGCTGTAGGCGACCGAGTAAATCAGTGCGCCGGAAGCGTCGACGAAGGGTCGCGGCGTCCTGCCCCAGTCGTCGATGACGCGCTTGATGGTGCGCTGTCGAGCGGATGCGGCGCCACGCGCGAAAGCGTCTTTCGCCCTCATTGGCGGCTGAGGCTTCGCCCGCCCAAGCAACCAGCGAAAGAGGAGATTTTAGCTATGCCCTCACGCCGGCCGACCACAGCATTTCACCGATTTCAACAAGCTCGGCGTCGATCTTCGGATCAGACAGGACCGAAACATCGTCGCCGAGTTTCAACAACACGCCGCCGTGATAAGGGACGGCTTTCCCCGTTGCTGTAAACATCTCCCCAACCTTGGGGTCCATGGTATAGTTGAGCCAACCTAACATGTAAGAATTATTTCTTTTTGAAATCCTGTTGCCCTGGCTTTGCGCGTAAACGATGGCTCTGGACGGAGCGCAGCTGTCGATAAAATAGTCGAACAAGCGGTATAGGATATCGCGATGCGCCCAAGCCTCGTTGAATTGCCCACGCTGATAAAGCGGGACTTCAATCAGATATATTGCATTGCTCAGAGACGCCATGTCCCTGACATAGGCAGAGTTTATGGTCACAGCGATGCTGTTTTTGTAAACGATGGACGAAGGCGCATTTGAGAATGTTTCACAAAATCCGTAAGGAGAGAAAGAGTTTGGTGTAAGATCCGCGTTATCCGGATCGCCTCTATTGTAGTAGCGAACGTCATTGAAGCTCTGCAGCGCGCGCATCACCACTTCTTCGAAATCGGAAAGGTCGGCAGCGATAGGCATGTCGCCGGTTTCCTTGGTGCATCCGCTGACCTCGAAAGGCCGACCCCAGGGCGATATCGCCTCGAGATCAAGCAAGACTTTTTTTGCGTTTTCGATCGATTGCCGCGCCGTCATTGCCGCGCCGAAGCCCGAGGCACGGATGATCATTTTGTCGGACCGCTGGTCGCTCATTTCTTGCTCCTAAGGCGGGAAATACTCAACATCGATACCAATAATATTTCGCCGCTCAAGAATATCGGCCACGTCTGCCGCTTTATCCGGGGAGGCGATTTTCCATACTATCTTCCTTCCGCTCGCCGCCTCGATTTGGCTTCGAGCCTGCGTTTCAACTGAAAGAGGAGAAAAATAATCGTCCGTCGGCCACTCCAACCAATGCTTGGCGTCGATCAAAGTATCCGTCGCTGGATCATAGCCGTCAAAACTGGTGACGCCGAACCTAGCCTGAGAATTCGGCACATTATAAACTCTGCCTTGTGGAGCGCCAGTGACTTTTTGCTGGTAGGCAGCCGCGTCGGGCTTCATGGTCTCTGTGGCCTGCACCCACTTGCCGGGGCCGCCATCGGAAGCGCCTATCTGGTAAGTCGGCTTTTTTGGCCTTTGGCTGCTCGCGTCGGGCTGGCCCTGAGATTTGTTTGGATCGTTCGGGTCCGGGGCCGGCGCGCCTGCCGCAGCGGACGGCGACTTTGGCTGCGCGACCGTTGCGGGCGGCAGGTTGCCTTTGTCATCACTTGACGGCGAGGATGGAAAAGGTGGTTGCGTCGTATTCCAGGGCGCGGACGGCGACGTCAGCGTATTTCGCACCGCTTGGTAAGCCGAGACGCCGGCCGCTGCTGCACCCATCAGTCCCAGAAACATCGCAGCGCCAGCGTCATCGCCCGCGACTTGCACGCCCTTCGGTTTCGGCGTTCGTGACGGGTCTTTGGCGCCGCGTCCTTCTTGCGTCGCAAAGCGCCCATGCCAATCGCGTGGCTGCTCGGGGTCGTAAGCCTTGCCGAGCGCATGCGCGCCGTTCTCGCCGCCGAGCGCCACCGGCCCGCTTCCCGTGGTCACCGTCAGCGCGTCGGCTTCGGCCAAAGCCACCGGCGCCTCGCCGAGTTTCGCCCGCGCTTCGTTGCGCGTCAGAATGCCGGCGTCGACGTAGCTCGTCAGCACCTGCGCCTGTTTGGCCGCGTCGATCTGCGCGTCTTCGCCCCAGGCGAACTCGATCTCTTCTTCGCCGAAATCCTCATTGAGCACGCCGTCGATCAGTCGCTTCACCCATTTCAGGATCGGCCACAGCCCTTCCTCTTCGGCCATCTCCTTTTGCGTCTCGCCAGTCGAGCGGTTGTTCTGATTGACGAACGCCTGATGCGACACCGAGAAGGCGTAGCAAACCAACCGCGCCAGCCATTCGTCGAAGACGCCCTTGAGCTCCGGCTCCTTCGTCTGGATGAATGTTTTGGCCACGCCTCCGGGGACAAACTTGGCGCGCCTTCGCGTCGCGAGATCGCCGGTGAAATAGGCGTCCCAATAGTCCTGGAAGTTTTTGATCTGGTCCGGCGTCCAATTCTCCGGCACGCCGATGAGGCTTTCGGGAATGTTGCCTTCGGTGAAGTGCGAGAGCGTGAAGATCTGCCGCTTCAACGCGATGTTGGCGGTCATGACGATCTGTTCGACCGGCGAATAGCCGTAGACGCGTCCGGTGCGCAGATTGCGCGGCGCGTAAATAATGTCGCGCGCCGCGTAGTCGACGGCGGGATAACCCTTCAGCACTTGCTGATAGGCGGCGGGGTAAATCAGCGCACCGGACGAGTCGACGAAGGGCCGCGGCGTGCGGCCCCAATCGTCGATGACGCGTTTGATCGTCGCGCCGTCGAGCGGATGCAGCGCGACGATCGCGCCGTTGCGGGCGCGCTCCTTCCACAGCGTCGGCGCGTCGATGACGAGCAGGTCCTCGAGCAGCATGCGCAGCCAGCCGGCGAAGCTGTGCTCGCCGTCGGGGCGCTCGAAGAAACGGGTGAGTTCGGCGAGACGCGCGGGCCCAGGGCCTTTGCAACCGGCGCGCGGGCGCAGGGTCCAGCCCATGCGCTCGATCTGATCCTTGCGCGTCTCGATGACGAGACGCAGCAGATCGTAAGCGTCGGCGAGGGCGCGCAGATCGTGGAAGGAGATCGGCTCGTTGGCGCGCGGGCTGACGGCGATGTTGTAGCCCGACGGAAAGTCGAACTGGCGTCCCGCCACTTGCGGCGGCGCGATGGGATCGAGCGGCCGCAGCGGCCCGAACCAACCGGAGGCGTTGGCCTCGCCGGTCGAGGACATGAATTGCGCCTGTCCGTAAGCGACGGAGAGGCTTTGCGGCGAGAGCGACCAAGAAGGCCGCCCCGCCTGGCTGTCGCGCGCGGCCATGCGGCTTACACCAAGGCGCCGGTGGCGGGATCGCGCCAGTTTTTGCCGTCGTGGACGATGTTCTTGGCGAGCGTCTGATCGTGAAAGGTCGTGCCGCGCGCGGGCGTGACGGGACGTTGCGCAGTCGTGCCGGCGCCGCCAGCGGCGACCTTGGTCCAGCCGTTCGACTCCAATTCGTCGCCGTCGAAATCGGGCGCGACGACGACGGAGCCGGGCTGCGCGGAATAGGCCCGGCCGTTGACGCGCGTCGTCGCGCCGCCGGGCGGCGGCATCAGCTGATGTTGCGGCATGTGGGGAGGCTCCTGGGGGAGGGCAGGGGTGGGGGCGTTGCAGAATGTTCGGAACGCTCAGGGCTTGGCGCCCTGCGCCAGCCTTCGGTAGAAATCGATGATCGCGGAGCCGTCGCCCTGCGAGAAACACAGCTCCGTCACCGCCCAGACCAGCGCATCGACGCGGTCGGGCGAGAAGCCGGCGGCGCTGCGGTCGAAGTCCGGCGTCATCAGGCACATTTGATCTTCCAGCGTCGCGAAGACGCCGATGTGGCGGGCGCGGCCTTGTTCGTAGAGCGCGGCGACCGGCTCGGCGCGAGTGAATTTGCCGCGGCTGGCGCGCACGGCTTTCACGCGCACGTTTGCGTCGACCTGGCGGATCACCGCCTCGACCATGTCGCCGCCATTGTTGACCTCGGCGACGATGGCGTCGGCCTCGAAACGCCTCGCGGCGCCGACCGCGCGTTCGGCCCAGCGCAGGGGCGTGTCGCCTTGCGAGGAGAGATCCGCGAGCACGCAGACTTCTCCGTCGACGCTCAGCCCCGCGACGACGATGCCGCATTCGTCGGATCGCTCCGAGGAACTCGCCGGCGGGTCGATGGCGACGACGATGCGCGTCAGTTTCGGCGGCGCGTGGCGATAGGCCGCCTCGATGATCGCCCGCGTCCACAGGGCGCCGGGCGTGTCGAGCAAGAGCTCGGCTTCGAGCTCCTGGCGCCCGAGCCGCGTGCCCTCATAGGCCTGCAGGATTTTGTGCGCGAAGGCCGGCGGCAGGTTGGCGATGTTGGCGTAAGTCGCGCTCTTCGTCGCATGCGTGAGCGGATTGGCGAGCAATTCGCGCATCAGTTTCGTCGGTCGCGGCGTCGTCGTGACGACCGCCTGCGGCCTGTCGCCGAGCCGCAGGCCGAACAGCGCCTGATCCCAGCTCTCGGGATAGCGCCAGGCCGCGACTTCGTCGCACCAGAGCTTGGCGTGCTGCTTGCCGCGCAAACGTTCCGGGGCCTCGGCCGAGAACAGCAGCGTCTTGGCGCCGTTCGGCCATTCGAGGCGATTGCGCGCCGAAACGAATTTCGGCCGTTCGTCGTCCGGGCAGACCGCGAGCAGTCCAGACTCGCCTTCGACCATCACGTCGCGCACGTCGTCGGCGGTTGCGCCGATGACGTTCACATGGGCGTTGGACTTGATCCATTGGCGCACCGTCTCGGCGCCGGTTCGCGTCTTGCCGCAGCCGCGCCCGCCGAGCGGCAGCCAATAGACCCAGTCGCCGGCGGGCGGCAGCTGTTCCGGCCGCGCCCAAAACTCCCACAGATAGGGGAGCGCCGCGGCTTCGTCGGCGGAGAGATGCGCGACGAAATCGGCGCGCGCAGACGAAGACATCTTCGCGAGTTCGGCGGCGCGAATCACGGGGGCGGTGCGATGGCTTGCCGGAGCTGGTCAGCGGGTTTCGTCGGCGGCAGGCTTCTCGCCGTTCGCCGGAGGCTTCGGAGCGCGGGCGAGACGCGCCGCCATGGCTTCGAGCTTTTGCAGCAATATCTCCTTGGCCTGCGCCTGGTTCGTCTCGCTCGCCTCGTCGGCGGGTTTCGGCGCGCCCAAACCCAAAAGCTTCGCGCGTCGATCGAGGATCGCCAGCACGCGGTCGACCGCGGCGTTGTCGCCTTTGAGCGCTTTGGCGTGCAGCGCCTTCTGCAATTGCGCGAGGCGCGCCAGTTCCGTCGTGCGAAAATCGTCGGGCAGGGTGCTCTCGGCGGCGTCGCCCGCCTGCTTCATGATCTTGCGAATCTGCGACGGCGAAATCGCCGCAAAGCCCACGGCGACGATGTCGCGCGCGATCCCCGCGGCGGAATGGCCGCTCTTCGCGCCGTCCCGGATCATCGCGTCGCGGCGTTCGCGCTCGGTCGATCGGGACGTCTTGGAGGGCTTTCGCATGGGGTGAAGAGCCCTCCGACCGGCGCCAAAAGAAACGCCCGGCAGTGCTTGCCCCGGGCGTAAATTTGGATGATGCAGTTTTTATATCTCATGAGCCCGCGCCCGTCAAGCGAAGAAAC